CTTTTTGTCCCATAATAATAATTTTATCACCACGACTTTTCCAATCTTTTAATTTTACACCACTTTCTTTTTGAAATTTATTCCAACGATCTGGTGGACTATTTTCATTACCAAAGTTTCCTTCAGTCCATTTATAACTTGTCCAACCTAGTCTAGTCCAACCTAAATGTCTTCTAAAACAAGAACTTTCATTAACTAGAAATGGTTTACCACTATCACGTATGAAACGGTACATAGGTCCTTGCCAGCCATTGTCAATTTTTGGTTTTAATAAATTTGTTTGTATGTAAGCATCAGCGTTGTGCGGTACATCAATGTTATCAACTATTTGAAAACTATCACCGTGACGTACTAATCCTTTTGTTAGACAAACTTGTAATGATTTTACTGAGCCTTTAATTCCTACAAGGGAGACCATTCTGTACCTGTTTTGTTTGCAGTTTCAATCCATAAGTTAGCATAGTCTACATCTTGTTTTCCTTTAAACCAAGGTCCACCTTCTGTAAAATGAATTGCTTTTGGTTTACCATCTTTTGGTTCTTTATACCAACCTTCTAACCAATTCCATTCATGACTAACTTCGCCGATCTCTTCATCTTTTAACCAACTAAAACGGTGCATAAATTTTCCTGTTTCTTTGTTTACCATACTAGGTATAACTTGTTGATTGCTTGGATGTCCGCAGTTCCATAATACCATTGAACTCCAATTCTTGCGTGGATATAAATGCTGTGTTTTACCGTCCATCTTATCAGAACCATCTGTAGGAGTATAGTCATGATGAACACACATAACAGCATACTTGTCATCTCTTTGTTGTAGTAGTTTATCTACATCATCTAACCAAAGAAAATCGCAATCACAAAATAATGCCCAACCTTTATAACCTTGTAGATGTGGAATTAAAAACCTACTAAATGTAAATTCAGTAGACCCTAATGCGTCTGTTTCTCTAGTGTAAGCACCACTGCGTTTAAGTTCAGGTAATTTAAGATATTTTATATCAATAGGTTCTTCTGTAGTGTGACGCAAACTATGTTCACAAACATCACTAGCAATTTTTTCTCTGCTGTCATATCCAATATATACTGTATTCATTATTATTCCTCTCTGCGTTCAATATCTTCTTCAACGCATAATTCTCCGTGTTGAACTTCTAGTACATGACACGGTTCTTGAAAAGGATTGTACCCTTGGTGCCAAACTTCCTTGTCAATATCGTAACCTTTTGATAAGTGTGGTAATGTAACATCACTTACATGGCCGTTAAATTCTGTTTTAACTTTACAACAGCCTTTAAGTACATACCACATCTCTGAACGTTTAAAATGCTTCTGCATTGATAGTTTTTGTCCTGGTGCAATAACAAGTTCTTTAACTTTTACACCTTTGCCAATGGTATACAAATCTCTATACCAACCCCATGTACGTTCAACTTTAGGATGTTTCCATTCTTCTAAAATCCAACTACTTGAATTCTTTTTATTTTCGCCACCTACACCAAACTTGAACTCAACATTAGGATCGTCACCATATGTAAGCATTTCAGGAATGTTTGTCCATGTTCGATCTCCGCCGTTAGCGAATATAATTTTATCACCTAAATCGTTTAAGTTTTTTGTTTTGAAAATTGCTCCACATGCACTATCGTCACTGTCGTCAAAGTCGATAACAACGTCTACCATATAAAATCTTTTTGTAATTTCAACACGTTCTTCAAGTGGCATAAAAGGTTGCCCTTTCTTGCGTGTTAGCCAATCATCTGAGTTAAGTCCTACCCAAAGTTCGTCGCCTAACTTCTTTGCTTCTTCTAAGTATGCTAAATGTCCACTGTGTATAGGATCAAAGCCGCCTGTTACTAGTACTATCGTTTTCTGTTTCATAGTACTATTTATGTGCGTATATTATTGTGTAATTTTATTTGAAAGTCAAAAAAAAAGACTCCGAAGAGCCTTTTAAAAATATAAGCAAAATAGGTAGGACTTGGGTACACCTACAAGCACGGACCGAAATACCATTTCTAAACCGTACAACCTGTCCCCGCGGGTTAGTGCGATGTGACTCAGCGTATTTCTACTACCAAGCCTGGGTACCACCCCTGGACAGTCAAGTTCGACTCTTTTGGTAGGAGCCTCTTCCTTGCACTATAAACAAAAAGTAATTAATTTTTTGTTGCTTATGTAACTAATATAGCAAATAATACTATAAAAGTCAACCTTATTTTAAGTAAAAGTTTTCCAAAATGATATATTATACGGAAGCGTCTTCCATACCTGCTACACGTAGTTTAACAATATTAGTAATTTGCCATTGTTTCATGTCAATACCTTTCATTACTCCTAACCACTTGTTACGTAGTAGAGCAAACTCGTTAATGATCTTTTCAAAGTCAACTACATCTGCTTCACCGTCAACATATTTTTCAACGTCACGACTGCTTAATGCTCTTTGATAGTTTTCTAAATATTGCTTAAAAAACTTTGATCTAGTTCTACGTAGTTCTATATTTAAATATTCCAGTACTGCCTCAATCTCTTGTAATTGTCCAAAACGTTCTTCAACAACTCCTGGTAGGTTTGCGGCCTGCTTTTCTAAGTTGCCAAATAATCTTGTTTGCTTACGTGCTTCTTCAAGTTCGCCTTCATACCACAGAATAGCCGGAGGTATGTTTGCAATATCTTGAGTAATTCTAGAATACCAATTCATTTAGTTCCACTCATCATCATCACTGCTATACGGGTCTTCGTCCCAATTATCGCTATCTTCGTCCTTATACTTTTCACCTTGTAAGTCATTTACTGCTTCTCCTAAGTATGGATCTTCAGCACCTACGGCATAAAGTGTATCTTCGTCGATACCGTTATCTTGACACCATTTAACGTATTGCATTGCTAATTGTTCTTTGTTAGTCTTTGGGACATACTCCGAAAAGATATCCCAAAGATCAATCAGTTGGTCTTCACTCATTTCCGTCACTTATTTTTTCCTCAATTTTAACATTTTCTGATTCTACAACTTCATCTTCCATAGATGTGTCTGCTTCTTCGTACTTATGTCTAATTTTAGAAAAGTCGTCCATCACGAGTTGTAATTTTTCACCAGTCCAGTCTTTACGGTAGTGTAAAATTTCCTCGTTCTTACTGTTAACGAATTTAAGTCTATTACCTTGTTGTGTAAGAAGTCCTTGTTTTTCAAACAAGTCTACTAATCCACTGTAAGGATCCATTCCTGTTTCATAAGGGATCTTTACCTGTACGCCTTCAAAAGGTTTTGCGTAACGTGTTTTCATTACCTTACATGCGGCTCTAATACCACGTACATCTGTTACCTTTTTGCCATCAGCATCTTCTTTTAGTTTTAGTTTTTTCATTGCTACAACAATTGAAGATGCATACACAAATCCTTGTCCTCCACTGATTTTATCATCAGGATCAAACATATCTTGTGATGCATACGTATGGTTAGTACATACCATACCTACATTATACGCACCAAACATGTTAACTGTATTACGTACAAGTGCTGTCAGTGCCTTAGGTTTTCTACCCATGTCACCTTTCATATCACCTTTAGTAAACTGGTCAACATCTGTTGGTGTTAATAACATACCTAGTGAGTCAACAACAAACAATACTTTAGGTCTGTCTTCTACGTCTACAGAATCATAATCGTTTCTGTAGTCTTTCATAAACTCACTTATAGTTTTAGCAACATCATCAATCATTGACATTGACAGTCTAAGCAGTTTGCCTTCGTCTGTATCAACACCTAATGCTTGTAGCCACTTTTCATCAAGTGCATTCTCTGAGTCAATTAAAACTACAAAGATACCTTGATCTTGTGCCGCCTTTACAATGTTACCACTTGCAAAGTATGATTTACCTGCGCCGGATTCACCTGCAAACACTGTCACCTTACCTAGAGGAATTCCTTTATAGAAGTCCCCTGAGATAAGATGATTAAGTGCGTAATTGCCGGTTGAAACCCAGTCAGTTGGATCGTTAAAACCTGTACCTAATCCTGTAATAGACTTGGTGAGGTTCTTACGAAATTTACTAACGTCGAATGGTTTCGCCATAATTACTCCTTACGATTGACGGTTGCGAATCATTGCTAAAATATCATTAGCACGTTCACTACTTGGTTTTTCTTCTGTTGCACTTGCAGTAGGTGCCACCGCTTCAGCAGTTGGTGCTGGAGCCGCAGGTGCTACTGTTTCTGCTACTGGAGTAGGAGTCGCTGTCGGTGCCGCCACAGGCGCTTTTGCCTTGTTCGGATCACCAGTTGGAGCACTCATGCCTGGAGCACGAAAGTACTGCCCAAAACGCTCTGGATCATATGCTTCGCCATCAACAGATGCTTCAAACATTTCTTGGATAACTTTAACTTCAACGTCTGTTGGCTTTTTAGGTAAAAAGTCATTTAAGTTATGCAATCCATGTGTATCAATTGCTGTTTTTTCTTCTTCAGTTACTGCACGTTCTCTACGTGACCAAGTTGAAGTTGAATAATCAGCATATCCACCTTTAGATGTTTTCTTAACTCTAAAGTCCACACCACGTACATAATCTGTAGGTAGTTCTTCCATCTCAGGATCCATTAATGCACCCTTAATGATTTGGAAAATTTGTGGTCCAATAATAAAACGTCTAATTGGATTCTCTGGAGTAGTATCTTCACTGATTGGATTTTCTGCTACAAAGCCTTGGAAAATATAAGAACGTTTCTTCCAATATTTTCTACCTTGTTGCTCCAATGCAGGATCTTTGAACCAGCCACGTACTTCTTGTAGTACTGGACATGCTTCACCATACATTTCCATACATGGAACGTTAACTGTCACTGGACGTGAATCAGTTTGTCCTTTAATACCTGCAAAAGGAAGTTTGATCATTAAGCGTTCTTTCCAAAAGAAAGTTGCTTCAGGATCAGAGTCAGGAAGAAAACGAAGTACTGCTTCGCTACCTTCTGCCATATTCCAATGTGGGTAAATTGCGTTGTCGCCGCCGCTTTGTTTGTTGTTGCCACTTGTGCGTGACTCTTGTTCGCGTAATTTTGCACGAATTTCTGCTAATGTTGCCATAATTTAAGCCTCCTATATGTTTTGCCTTTATGTGCCTGTTGTTCGATTATCGAACGTTTCGATATGTTTCTCTAACAACATATCTATATTATAGTTACCTTTTGTTATAAAGTCAACTAATAATTCTGAATTTATCTAATTAATTTAGCCAATTTGTCTTTAATGTATTCTAGGTCTTCGTTCGTCTTTGCCATTGCCTTACGGACTTCGTCTGGAGTCATGTCCAACTCTTTTGCTATTTCCTCATCGCTGTGGCCTTTGGCTTTAAGACTGTGCATATACTTAATGCTACCTTCTTCTACATCTTGATCATCTTCAACTTGTACCTCGTTACCTGTAAGTTTAGATACAAACTTTTCGACTAGATCCCCTACGGAATCACCAAAACGCTTACGAGCGGAAATAACCACGCCAGTTTCACCTTTTGGAAACGCTCCAGTTTCTGTGTCATAGAATGAGCGAACAAACTCAATGATATCTTCGGTAGATGCTTTTTCATCTTTTGGCTCTTCGTTGTCGCCTGCTAATTTCATAGCACCGTCTTTATCAATAGTTACATCTGTAGTATCGTCATCATCTTCCATAGTCATATCACCAAAGTCTAGATCATCTAGTGCTTCAGGATCGTTTTGTTTAAGATAACGATAGATAGCGGGTCTAGCACAGGACTCTGGGTCGCTTTCTGCTAAACTTTTTAGTTCGTTCATTAGTCCTTCGTCTTCAATAATACCTTTGAGACTGTTTATTGCATTTGTTGCATCAGGACCTACTGGTAGTGATTTGCCAATCATTTTATTTAACATATCAATACGTTGTTTGTCTAAGGCTTCGTCAACTACAGAGTCTGCCCATTCTTCAAATTCGTCTTCAGGAGTATTAGAGGTTTCAAAACGCTCACGCTCCATATCTCTATACATGTCTGCTTGGTCAGCCATTCTATCCGTGTAGTCTTGAGCAATCCAATCAATCATTGCAGGAAGTTCATCTAAATCTCCTAAATCTGCATCATCAACTTCTGTGCCATCTGTGTATTTTGCATACTCAAGGGGAGCAATCATATCACTATAATCTTGCATATCGTATTCGATAGTATCAGTGTCAATTTCTTTGCCTTTGAAAATAATTCTATCATCACTTTCATCTAATACATCATCTAAACTAACTGTAGTTTCAGCAACACGCTTTTGATGAATACTGTGTAGTAACGGGAACATATCTTTTAGTTCTTCATTAAATTGCGGAATTGTAAATGCATTGGTAAGATCATTTATAATGTCTTCTCCCAATTCTTCGCCTGTACTTTCAACAGGAATAAAATTTTCTTTTGATTGTACGTAGTAACCTTGACCTTGTAATTTTTTAAGATGTGATCTTAAGTTATCAAGTTCTAAATTACTTCCTTCAATAATATCATTTGAAGTTGTATTCATAAAATCTTTTTTACCTACGAATCTTTTAAATGCAGTAAGTTTAGCAATGTTTTCAGAAGTTGAAATAATATGTTTGCCAAAGTCGTCATGAGGGACGCCACTGTTAGCAACATGTCTAGCCATTGCCCTAGCACCTGCTAGATGAGCAAAAGGATATTTAAAACGTTCTCCTGATTCATTTTCAATAAACAAAGAACTAATATGTCTAGTTCTAGCACCTGACTGTTCTGGTGTAATTTCTTTTTTATGTCTAATAATGAGTTTTGTTTTGTCTAGTTCCTCATAACTAGATTTAGTTGTTCCGTACATTGTTGACTCCTGAACTTGTTTGTTTGCCAAGTATTGATAATCTCGTTTGTCTAAATTTGACTTTGCTATATCTCTAGTATCAAAACCCATCATGTGCTTTTTAGCAAAGAAACGCATTTCTTTTAAAAAGTTATACCATTCGTTTTCAATAGGCTCTGGTAAGTTTTCTAACATGTTTTGACTGTAATAGACCTTTAATGATTCCGCTTCACTAATGCTAATACTAACGGCGCCTTGGTTCTCGCCATTTACAACCCAATCAAAGTCATAAAATCGTGCTTGGCCTTCATCTGATGTAGGTGCGCCATTTTCGTCTCCCATTACAATTTTTGGAAAACGACTACGAATTTTTTCAAATAACTGTTTTGCTATACTGTCTAATCCTGTCATACTGTTATTTATGCTACTAGAATGAAATAAACACAGGCATGGGCATTACGCTAGATTCAGAATCTGCATCACGCATCTTCTCATATATAGCAGGATCCCATTCTGCAAGTATCTTTTGCATACGAACATTAAGCATAGTACTCATTACTAGATCGTCATGTTCGCCTGTTTTAGCACCAAATGTAGTGCCATGTGCAACAAATGCTTTTAGTTCTGATATTAGTGGTTTAGATTTAATTTTAAGTTGGCCGCTTTCAAGCAGTTGCTTAAATTTAGCACATGCTGATATCTTTGTTTTATGTGTAGTATTAAATCCTTTTCTAAACTTACGAACATGCCCTTTACGTGCAGGCTCACTTAAAAACATTCCATATATGTTTTCTTCGCCGTAGTCAGCAATTGACACTAATACTGCTTCACCTATAGAGTTATTTTCTACACTGTAATATACTTGTGGAAGTTTTTGCCCTTGACGTTGCCCTTCTTCCATAATAGTTTTGTTAATGTCTGCAAGTATTCTTACTTGTGCTTGTACTGGTGTAGTATTATGTTGCCATTCTGCTACTTGTTCAAAACTCGGAAGTTCAAACACTTGTATTGCCGCATAGTCACCTCCTGTACCTAAACTAGGATCTAAACTTACGACATATGTAAAGTTAGGATTAATATCTTTATACCAACGTGTTTGTCCAAACTTCCTTAAAGGTTCTCCACCTTCAAGTTCTGCAAGTTTAACACTATTAATTAATGTTTCATCAAAGATTAAGAATTCACATTCGTGTTCACGTCTAAAACGTTCTTCACCAATACGTGATTTTTCTTCTGCGGCCCAGGCTTCATCTCTATCAGGATGTTCACTCCAATGTGCAGAAAAAGCGTAGAAGCCGTTTATTCCAACTTCAGTATCATTACCGTGTTCGTCAAAACGCTTCATTGCTTCTGTCCAAATAAGTGCAAACTGATCTTCATCACTGTTAGGCGTTGAAGTAATAATTGCTTTACCACCTGTTGCTAGTGTTGGAGAAATAGCAGTCCAGAATTCTTTGGCAATAGTAGGATTAACAAACGCAAACTCATCACAATATAATAATGATATGGACATACCACGTCCAGTATTGTCTGTTGTGGTTTGTGAAACTATTCGCGAGCCGTTATCAAATTCCATTGACCCTTTGTTGTATGAAGTTACACCGCATCTAATATGATCTGGACAGTCTTCGTAAGCATAGCGAATACGATGCATAATTTCTTGAGCACCTGCATATTTGTGAGCGGCAATAAGAACAGTTACATCTGGATTAAACATTGCATACCATAACAAGTAACCAGCCGCTGTAGTTGACTTACCTGTTTGTCGAGGTAGCATGTTAATGTTAAATCTATAACTGTGATACGAGTCTACAAGTCTTTCTTGAAACTCAAAAGGTGCAAACAACAACTTACCTTTTGTAGGATGTTGTATGTAAAAGAAATTATCCATAAAGAATTTAGCACCAGTGTCAGGGTTTGCACATGCTCTTAGTTCTTGAACTTCTTTTTCTGTATATCTAGTCCTTGTGTGTGCTTTTTTGACAAGTACACCGTCAAGGCTTTTTGCGTTTTGTGCCATAATAGTATTTACTTTAAAATTGAGGTGGTTTTACGTTTATTGACACTAGCGTCTATTACAGTACGTAACAAATCAAAATGTGTGCTTAAATTGTCAAATAAATCAATGTTTAAGTATTCACTAGCCATGCTATAACTACTTTTTCCTATGTTACTATAGTAAGTTATGTCTAAACCTTTATTGTGTCCATATGAAGGGAATACGCCTGTTACAAACAAGCATGTATCACCTAGTTGCTTTGCATTTTGTGTATATGGGCGTTGTAATTTTAAATATGATTGAGCAAATGTTTGTTGTGGTAAAAAGTCTGGCTTTTCAATGTGGCTTGCCAAAAGAAAAACAACGTACGACTCTAGTTCAACCGGAAGTTCGTAACCGTGTGTTTCTTTCGCCTCACATACAACTTCGTAGAAGGCGTTGGTGTACTCCGTCTTCATACAAATATTTATTGTATTTTCTATAAATCGTTGTAGTAACCTTGATCATAACGTAAATCAAATAGTTTACGTCTATCTTGTTGTATTAGTATAGGTATAGGACTTCCAAACTTTCCATACTTAGGTTCACTCCATAACCATTCGTATTCGTAACTTGCATTTAACTTTTTACAAAGTTTTTTTAGTCGTCTACGATTAATATCTTTAAATGTATAAACAATGGCTTGGTTATCACCTAAGTGTTCCCATTCTCCTGACCATTGTACTATTTTGATTTCGTTCTTTTTCCATGCCGCTAAACTCCACGGACATACAGGTTTAATTTTTTGGAAATATTCTGCCCAGTCTGTCATATGAATATTTACTGAAAAAAATAGGCTCCGAAGAGCCTATTGAATCTATTATTATTTTTGGATTACGTTGCTACTAGTGTTGCCGCAAGAGTTACTAATGTACCGCTTGTATCAATGTTATTCGGTCCAACTGCTGAAACAGCGTATGCATTGGTAGATCTAGTCCAACCGCCACCTATTATTCTAATTCTATGTTGTAAGTCTGCCTCTGATGCTTGATTATCACATACTACAGTTATTGTACCACTGTTGTCGTCAGTAGTATGATAAACTAAAGGATTTATTTCTTTACAAATTGCCTCAACTGCTTCGTCAATGGCATCATCTTCACCTCTTAGATCAACTGCTGTACCGTTTGCAATTTTTACTAAAATTTTAAAAGCGAATGCTCCTGGATAATGAACATCTCCTGCTAAAGTTTTTCCTGATCCGTGTACTCTTGCTACTGTTGCCATTTTTTATCTCCTTACTTCTTTTTACCTTTGCCGCGACCACGTCCTTCAGATGTTTTAACATCTTCTGATTTACCACGTCCTCTACCTGCCATTAACTTATCTTTACCACGTCCACGTCCGGCCATAACTTTACCACGTCCACGTCCGGCCATTACTTTGCCTCTGCCTTCGCTTGTATGTTCTTTACCATCTGATAGTTTGTTCCAAAGTTCTTCTTTGAATGTATCATAAGCAGATCTTAAATTATTTTCAATTGACTCTAAAGGATTATCTCCACTGTTTGCTGGTACTTGTTTAGTTTTTCTTGTTGCCGCACCTGCATCTTTTGCATATTCCGGATCATAACCTTTGTATGTAGGTTCTTCTTTTTCGTCACCCATTGAGTTAGCAAAACCTTCTTCAGTATCTTCGTCTTCATTTTCAATACCTGCTAAATGTGCTAAACGTTCTTGTTCGCTATAACTCATGTCTGGCTCACCATCTTGATCTAAATCAAAATCTATGCCTGTATCTGTTTTTGTAACAACTGCATTATCGTCATCTTCGCAACCACAATCGTCATCGTTGTTAGCGTTAATGTCATCGTCTGATTTCATCATTGGAACATTGTCTGCATCTGGCATCATATCAGGTGTTACAGTTTTCATTCCTGCAAGTTTCATAATCTGTGCAATCATTGGTAAGTCTGATTCGCTGTCAGCACTAATAGTAATTGACTCATTAACAGATTCTGCAACATCTGGAATACCATTACCATTTTCGTCTTTCCAATATGATCCTAATTCATCATGTGAATCATTTTTGCAATCACAATCTTTATCGCACTTGTGCATTTCACAACCACAATCTTCGCAAGTATAAGTTTTGCCTGCCATTAATTTTTTTACTTCTGGCGGAGCAGTTCTTGATTCTTTAACGTTTTCTTTTTTAAGATCGTCTTTGCCTTTACCATCGATAGCATAACTTGGAACCATTTTACCTGTCTTAGGATCCTTTACCATCTTCTTTTTTGCCTCTTCGACTGGAGGATTTAATTTCTCTGTATTTTCTAATGCGTCTGAATGTACATTAGGATTAACTTTATCTAGATCTCTTAAACGGTCTAGTACGTCGATCATTTCACGTGATGCCATTATTCTGCTCCCTTGTGACGCTCTTTTTGTTCTTTTGCTAACTGTTGTAAAAACGTCTCTTTACCTTTTTCAGTTGCAACTAATTCATCTTTATCCACTTTAGGTGCATCTTTATATTCACCATCTAAAAGTTTATCTTCATACGGCTTATCTTCATCTCGTTCTGCTTGATATTCTTCTGTTGGTTCACCTGGTTTACGTACACGGATCATATCATCTTGCATATTAAGTACGCTTGATAGATACGCTCTAAGTTCGTGCTGTGTAGTTGGATAGTTTACTGTTGTTTCGTATACTGTAACTTCTGTATTAGTTAATTCAGGGAAGTCTAATGGAACACTTTGTATTGGTGTTTTCTTACCCGCAGTTAAATTTGCAACATCAAATTTCTTTAATGCTACCTCTAAACTATCTTCAAAATTTTCATCTAAAACGCCTGCAATTTTAATAACAAAGTCGTATTGCTTTGTTGCTTCTGCTAGGTGTTTTTTAAATGTGCCTGCCATCATATTCTCCTTTAACTACGTTTATTTATCTTGATCATTGTTTAAAATCTTATCTAAGATGGCGTTGCGATCCATAACTACATAGCCCTCAGCATCAACTGTGTCTGCATTATCACCTTGTTTTTGATCAATATTTGCTTTTTTAAGTTGTAATTCAACCATTTTAAGTTTTTTATCAAGTTTCTGACTTTTAGCATCAATAGCATTTTTAAGCATATTACTTGCTGTTTCAAAAACTCTACCCGCATAACGGGACTCAACGTTCATGCCCAAATCCATTAGATCTTCATAACTTTGTTTGGCTTTCTCTGCTAGATCATCTAGTTCTTTATCTGCTAATTCTCCAAGTCCTTTTACCATGGGTAAAGCGGCAGATATTTTATCAAATTCTGCTATACTCCGCTCAAGGTTGTCAGTTTCTTTTTTGACCTCAACGACGGCTTTTGGTTCTTCAACCTGCTCCATAGTTTGTTTAACTTCTGGTAGATCTAACAATTCTTCTAATTTCTTTGTCATATTAATACTTATCTTCTTTTGCCAGTGTGGAATAAATCTTTTTCAGTAACTACTCTAAATTGGATGCCTTTTTGTTTACAATACTTTGCGGCCGCTTCCCACTTTGCTTTATTTTTAATATATTGTGCTTGGTTGTAAACACTCTTTCCAACACTTTCTTTTACAGTATGATTTTCTGGTTTAATTTCAATCACTTCTGCTTTAGTTTTACCTTTACTGTTTGCATATACAATAAAGAAGTCTGGAACATATATAGTATACTTACCGTCTAAGGGATTTCTATAAGGAATCTTGATACTTTCACTTGCCCATTTTGCAATAGCAGGATGATCATCGCACATCTTCATAAAGTGCCATTCCCAACTTGATCTATAAGTTGGCGTTTTAGTTCCTAT